ATTGATTTTGTTGAAGATTTGGGAGTTACAGAAAAGTGGGTAACTACAATTACAAAGGTTGCGTAGGGGGTTGATATGCACATAGAAACATCAGTACAAACAGTAGTACAACTTCTGCTCAAAGGCGACCATTATGAAACCTTATGTCCGAATGACGAGGACACTTGGTACAACTTGGAAGAAGTTATGGAAAAACCACTTTTGCAAAGGTTATTATCTCCCGGAACTTTGCAGCTTCTTCAAGAGGGCAAAATAGATTTTATAGTCTGCAGGGGGAATTGGTAATGGTAGATCCGTTTTATTGGTACGAAGTTGAACTTGACCGAGATTATTTAGAACAATTTGGAGAAGAAAAAGAGAAAGGCGGTAGCGACAATGGCAAAGATAATTAACTTTTTAAAAAAATGGAGTGCAAAAAGGCAATATGAAAAATGCCAAAGAATGAACTCCGAAATAATATGTGCAATAGTTCATCAGGTAGAAATAGAGCAGAAAAAAGAAGCTGTAAAAATACCTGCTTTTCAAGAAGTTCAGCAGAGATACAATAACTTGAACTTAAAAAACTTCCAAGATGTCCAAAACGCATACATAGTTTTTTTCAATAAAGGTCTTGTATCCGGAATTGAATTATAGGTTCTCTGACGAGTATTTGAAAATTAATACGAAACACCCCAACGGTGCAGGGGTGTCAGAACTAAAAAATAAACCAAGAAAGGCGGTAAACAAATGGCAGAAGCATTAACAATTAGCAAAGATGATGTAAAAACAAACAGACATCAGTACATTGGTGGCAGCGATATTGCTGCAATTATGGGGTTATCACGTTGGAAAACTCCATTAAAATTATGGTGTGAAAAAACATTAAAAATTCCTGCTCCGGACTTATCAAACAATGAAGCAGTTGAAATGGGAACTGAACTTGAACAATTTGTAGCAGATATGTTTACAAAAAGAACAGGTAAAGCAGTAAGGCGAGCTCCAAAAATGTACTTTCACCCCGATTATCCTTTTATGGCAGCACACGTTGATAGACTTGTAACAGGTACGGACGAGCTGCTTGAATGTAAAACAGCTTCTATATTCAAAAAAGAAGAATGGGAAAATGAAGATATACCACAAGAATATATTTTACAGGTTATGTGGTATTTAGGCATCACCGGAAGAAAAATCGGACACATAGCAGTTCTTATTGGCGGTCAGCAATTCAAATATAAACAAATTGAATTTGACCAAGAACTATTTGACCAAATGGTAGAAGCTGCAAGAGATTTTTGGGAAAAGGTGCAAAATGATGTACCCCCTGCAATTATGGCAAATGATGATGAAACTTTAAAAGACCTTTACGGAGACCACAATGACATCATTATAGAACTCTACCCGACAGACGAAGAAAGCAAAGCTGCTGCCGAAACTCTTGAAGAAAAAATTGCATACTTACAAGAGGTAAAAGGGCAGATTAAAGACCTGCAGAGTACCCAAAAGGAAATTGAAGCAGGTATCAAAGAAATTATAAAAGACAATTTGGGCATAAAAACACCTAAATATGTTGTTACTTGGAAAAACCAAAAAGGACAAGTCAGCTATGACAAAGAACAAATGATAGCTGACGGAGTATATGAAAAATATGCAAGTCAGGGACTTAACCGAGTAATGAGAATTGCTGTCAATAAAGAATACGAGGTAGCATAATGTCAAAACACTACGGTTGGAAAATTGGAGACATTGTAGATGTGCCAACATATCAGGGTAAGGTATTCAGAGCTGTAATAGTTTGTTTTGATGAACTTGATAATAATAAATGTTTTGTAAAGAGCAGGAACGGCACAATATACCCTGCAATATGCGAATGGTTAAAACATCCAACACATAAGAAAGGTGGCAAATAATGGTACAAAACGCAGCAGTAACACAATTAAAAAATAAAATCGTTTCACGTAAAGACAAGGTCATATCTATTGAGGACTATGTTGAAAGCAAAAAATCGGAGATTAGCCAAATATTACCTACAACAATGACTATTGACAGGTTTTTGAGAATAGCTTATACAGCAATTCGCCTTAACCCGAAATTAGCAGACTGTACACAACAATCATTTGTAGGTGCGTTATTTCAGGCAGCACAATTAGGACTTGAACCCAATGTTGAGGGACAAGCATACATAATACCGTATAACAATACTAAATACCAAAACGGCAAAAAAGTAATTGTTACGGAAGCACAATTCCAAATCGGATACAAAGGATATGTAGAACTGTTTTATAGACATGGTGCTGCATTATCTATTGATACACACGCAGTTTATGAAAATGATGTATTTGAATATTCGTATGGTACAGATGCTTATATTAAACATTGTCCGAAACTTGGAGACAGGGGGAATGTTATAGCATTCTATGCTGTCGCAAGACTTCGTAACGGTGGTAGCATCTTCAAAGTTATGAGTGCCGAAGAATGTTTAGAACACGGAAAAACACACTCAAAATGTTATATCACAAAGAAGTGGGACGACAACGCAAAAAGATATTTTCCGGTAGAACCACACTTTGATGAAAACTCTCCGTGGGCAAAAGACTTTAATGCAATGTGCAAAAAAACTGTTATAAAGCAGTTGGCAAAATTATTGCCTAAATCAGTTGAACTCCAAAAAGCTATTGCTATGGACGACACAACAAAATCTTTAATCAGAAAAGATATGTTTGAAGTGCCGGACGAAACAAATTGGAGAACTGACGAAGAAGATTATGCCAAAACTGTTGGTTTACCGCCGACAGAGGTAGAGGGGTAAAACCCTCTACCACCTTTAAAAAGGTTTGTCAATGAGTGGTTGCAAGACAAATATAACAAAAAGACAACCCACAAAGAAGTAGAACTTTGTGAAATCTACACGAAAGTGCGTTTTCAGTACACTAACACCAAAACCTGCGGGCTGATAATATAGGGAACTGATGGCAGCCGGAAAGACGGCATCTATTAGAGAAAAGAGGAAAAAACAAATGGGCGATATGGCTGATATATTCAGAGCCAATGATGAATTTATAAAAAATCGTAGAGCTAAAAGGGCGGAAGAATTTGAACCGTTGCTGATAAAAGCAGGTGCTATTCAAAAATCAGGTAGTGTTTATATGCTTGATGATTACTTATGCTATCCGACAAAAGGATATTGTGCATATAAAAAAGATTATAGAAAAACAAGAAGTTTGAGGGAGTTCCTCAAAGAAAGGGGGTTTGTATGTGGCGGAGAAGTAAAGCCGCCTGAAAACGAGAGCAAAAATAATATAAAGATTTGATCCATGAAAAGTCCGGCAAATCAGCTTAAATCTCCTATATTTGTGTTTCAGTTTTGTCGGGCTTTTTATAGCAGAGTAGTGTAACGGTAGCATTCGTGGCTCCTATCCACGAGGGTGTGGGTTCAATTCCTGCCTCTGCAACCAATTAAAATAGTAGGTTGCTGCAAGTAGCAGCACGGAAGATAAAAGGAGAAAGATATGCAAATAGGAAGTGCATGGGTAAAAACGGAAGAAAAAGACGGAAAGAAAACAGTAGTAAACATCTCTTTAAAAATAGATGAAGCTATTTTAGAAGTTTATCCGTTGCTAAAAAATGTTAGATTTAGTCTTAAACCTAACGAGAACAAAAACCAAAATGAAAAAGCACCGCATTATAGGTTGAACATGTACAAACCGCAGGAACAAACAACAGGCGAAAATGCCGCACCTGCAGATGAGGAAATACCGTACTAATGCGTTATGGTGATTTTCCTGACTATAAGCGGTGGACGAGGTCTGCTGTTGAATGTTATGACAGGGGTTGCATCTGTTTTGCTTCTCCTGTGTTCGGTGGGGTTGATGCACACTTAAAAGGTGTGCAGCCCTGTCCGATATTCAAGAATTACAGATTCCGTTGCATGATGAAACAATCTGTGTTGTATCTGTGCCGCAAGTTAGGAAAACCGCCCGAAGAAATCAGGAGAACTATGAACGAAGATGAGTAAAGAATATTTTTCGCACGATATAGGAACACTAAACAACTTAAAAATTGTAAAAATGATGAATGAGTACGGCTTTATCGGACTTGGTTATTATTGGGCAATAGTTGAAGAAATATACAGAGCAGACGGCGAGTTTGATATGAATGACATTATAGTTATGTCAAAAAATACAGGCATTGATGAAAACGAGCTAACAACCTTTATTGATAAATGTGTAAACGACTATACAGAAAAAGGAGAGGGGTTGTTTTTGATAAAAGATAATCTCTTAACATCAGCTTCCATAAAGAAGCGAATAGCTTTACGCAACAAACGAGCTGCCGCAGCTTCCGCAAGAAGTGAGGAAGAATTTATACAGCTTGAAGAATTTAAAAATATCAATTTGACGGCTGACGACTACGAAAAGTTTAAGAATAAATACGGAGAAGAAGTATTTACAAAGGCATTGGATATTTTAGACGGTTGGTTAGACCGCAGCAGCTCAAATGCCAAAAAGTATATGGGTAAGAATCATAGAGGGTTTTTCAGAATTGATTGTTGGGTAATAACCGAAGCAAAAAAAGCTGTTGGTAAGTCCGGAGCTAATTGGAGTGTCTAATAATTATGGAATATAGAGATAAGTTAAGAGATTTGGGAATAAAGCTGACAAGAAGCGGCAAACAGACTTGCCCTAATTGTTCGCATACCCGAAAAAATAAATCTGACCCCTGCTTGTCCGTAACATTCACGGATAACGCAGTTCTCTATAAATGTCATAATAATTGTGGCTTTGAGGGTGTTGTATATTACCGTGATAAGTTTGAAAGTAAAAAGAAGTACAAAAAACCTGAACCACCAAAAGTTGTAGAGGAATTATCCCCGATATACAAATATTTTGCTAAACGGAAAATCACGCAGCAGGTAATTGATGAATACGGTGTATCCTACAATGATAAAAAAGAAATTGTCTTACCTTATTACAAAAATGGCGAATTGGTGAATGTAAAATACCGCAAAAATCTCGGTAACGGTAAAAAGACATTCAGGCAGGAAGCCGAAACGGAAAAAACACTTTACGGCATGGACTTTGTGAAAGATACCGACACTCTGATATGGGTTGAGGGAGAAATGGACGTGCTTGCTTTGGCGGTTGAGGGTATAAGGGCGGTAAGTCCACCGCAGGGAGCAAGTGAAAATAAACTTGAATGTATAGAGAATTGCTTTGAGTTTATTGATAAGTTTACTACGCATATTATCGCTGTTGATAATGATGCAGCAGGAGACCACCTTAAACTAAATCTTTTAGACCGTCTCGGCAGAGATAAATGTAAAGTTGTAAATTGGAAACAATACAAAGATGCAAACGAAGCTCTTATAGAGGGCGAAAAATTAAAACCTTTTATTGATGCAGCAGAAGATATTATCCCTGACGGCATACAAACTTTTTATGATGCTTTTGATGATATTTTTAAATACAACTTTGAAAAAGATAAGGACTATTACGAGACAGGTTGGACACAATTTGATAACATTTGCAAGATAAGAAAAGGTTATTTAATGATAGTGTCCGGGTATCCAAGCAGGGGGAAATCTACTTTTGTTGATAATCTCGGTGTAATCTTTTCTGAAAAGTATGGTTGGAAGTGGTTAATTGCTTCTTTTGAAAGTGTAATTGGCGGACATTATAACAGCTTGCTTGAGATGCACAAACGGAAATCTATATACAAAATGCTGAACGAAGCAGGAGCAAAATTGGACAACAGAGTAACCGCCATTATGGGCGAAGAAGATTTTGCTTTTATTGCTGACCACTTTTACAGATTTGATATTGACAGACTTTGGACGGTTGATGAAATTTGCGAAAGAACA